GTGACAAAAGATGAAATAATCCGCATGAAATTAGATCTATTGTTCCAATTTATTAGCGAAGAAGAAGTAATGGCGAAGTTTGACGGGATTCAGCATAAGCTGCAGGAACAGTTGAAAATGTATGCAGAGTTTCGCACATATTATTTAAGTGTAATAGACAATGACGAAATTAAGCGGGATACTGACCAATTAACGCGGGTGATTGCAGATAAAGTTGCTCAAATTAAGAATTATATGAAAGAATTTAAGGATACAGACGGACAAAATAAAAGTATTATCGATGATATTTTAGTGCTTTATCAAGATGATATTGAGCCGGCATTTATGAAAATACGCGAAAAGAAATATGTATATTCTCAAATAGAGACTAACGAAAACCAGAATGGTAAATTAGTTCAAATGTACGATGATGAACAGTTTTATTTAAACCAAAAAAAATATGGTTTTCATGAGATGTATATGCCAGTTGTTATGCCGCGTTTGATTGTCGACCATCGCATAATATCAAAGCCTATAGGTAATGTAAGACCGCCATCATCTGGTTCTTCGTACGCAGTAGTAGACTGAAACGAATCAATTGGTAGTAAATGGTTTCATGTAAATGAAAGGCAATGTATGGATGGATATGCAAGTAATAAAATAATTTCGAAACTTGATGTCTTTTCTCAGTAGCAAAAATACAATCAGGTGTGAAATTCAGTAATAGGATAATATTAATCATCATAATTATTATTATCGTAGATATTATATATCAATATATCACACCTACCGGCAATCATGTTTAATATTTTCGAACATGTATCCTTTCCTGTGTTTTTAATAAGTCTATCGATTGGCCTTTATTATGTATATATTACAGTACCAAATCCCAAAATCATATATGTATATCCTACACCCGATAATATTAGCAAGTTTCAGTATAAGGATCGTGCAGACAATTGCTTTTCGTTTGATACGAAAGAGGTGAATTGCAAAAAAGCAAAGGGTGATATTAAAAAAATACCTGTTCAGTAATTATATACTTACTTAATATAAGGACCTACCAAATAAAATGGGTTTTCAGCGTTTACTTCATACCGAAACGGGCCGTATTATTATATCAATTGTTTTAGGTTTAGGAATTGCGTCACTATTTCGTAGGGCGTGCAAAGACCGTTCATGTATTGTATTTCGTGCACCTCCTTTAAAAGATTTAGAAAAGGATGTTTATCAGTTAGATGATAAATGTTACGAGTATAAGCCAAAGGCAGTTAAATGTGTTTCAACAAAAAAAGATGTTGCACTTCATTAAATACTTATCACATTATATTAGATTATGCGTAATATATTTATCCGTTCATTCTTGATATAAATATATTAATTTTAAATTTTAAATTTAGTTCTATCGTACATAATACTATTCATCATAATTCTATCGAACATTCGATATATAAATGAACGACACAACAAGTATTGACGATTTACCCATGAGTAGTCAACACAATCATTTAGGGGGTTTTGGCGGCGGCGGCGGTGGAGGAGGCGGCGGCGCATCAATGGTATATTCACCGAATGTAGAATCTGCCATGACGAATACGCAGTATAATCAACAGCAAATTCCACCAAATGTTATGAATGAAGTAATGCAAGGTGTTCAAAAGGCAAGCGCAAATGGAATGACAATGATACCAACAAGAGATATTCCTATGAACCCAAATGCATTCACACATGATGAACAAATCAAAGCGAATTATGTTCCCGACCATAATACGGAGCGGGATTATATTCGCGAACATATATCAATGGACGAAATTATTCGGGATAACGCGCGTAGTCAAAATCGAATGGATACGATTGAAGCAATTTATATTGACCTTCAAATACCGATTTTACTGGGTGTTATGTATTTTATATTTCAAATGCCATTTTTTCGCGCGCAATTGCTTCATTTTTTGCCATCGATGTTTGCGGCAGACGGGAATTTCAATATTGTAGGGCTTACGGGAACAAGTGTAATATTTGCGGTGTGTTATTTTCTTATTATGAAAATATTCAATAAGTTGGGAGAGGGGATTCGGTAATAAATAATAAAATTGTAAGACATGCAATTTATTTTTTACTATTTTTCTTGGTTTTGTTCGCAGATGTTTTGGATGTTTTGGATTTGGATGTTTTGGATTTGGATGTTTTGGATTTGGCTGTGGTAATCTTTCGATTTTTCGCAGATTCCAATGGTATATACCTTAAAAACCATGCCTCGTATTCTTTACTATCCTTTTTATTTTTAAATTCTTCGTATTTAGTTGTTTTTTCGAAACGCATTGTTTCGAGAGTATCTTGCTTTCCATAACAATCGATACTAAATCGTTTTAATAACCCAGTTTGTTTTAGCCGGTTATGTTGCTGTACATCAAACAAAAATTGTGACATACAAACAATGCGATTTTGGTCATAATATGGGCGATTTGCATAAATAAATGCAAGGTAAAAACTCAACATAGTATCAATAGTTGCAATTCTTATATTTTCATTTTCGATGCGTAAAGTATTATAACTGTGGCAGGCGAGTGGTTTATAAACAAATGCGACAACTTCATCGCCAATACGAATATCAAAATGTTCTGAAATAACTTCACCAACACCCTTATGTTTTACATATTTAACTTTTTTATAATTATGTAATATTAACTCTGACACAATATCTTCGCAAACAATACGCGGTTCTTCGGACAATACATCAAAATCTGGAATCTTTTGAATAAGGCGGCGCTGATGCTTAGGCATATATCTTGAATACAGAATATTAGCATATCCGCCGAAAAACACGACATTATGTTTTATAAATACATTACGGACAATATTATATACATCAGTTTGATGCAACAGCAATTCTTTTTCTGATTCATATGATAACCTTGCTACATCGACGGTGTATTCTGATTCGCCTTCGCTTTTCGATTGTTTAGATAAAGAATGACTGGCGATTGTCTTACTTGGGGATTGAGACGCAGAACTAGAGCTAGAACTAGACCTAGAACTAGACCTAGACCTAGATCTAGAACTAGACCTAGATTGTGTTGCGGATTCAGGTTTACTCATTGTTTTTTTAGATTCATTTTTAGAATCAGTTTCATCTTCTTCTATTACCTTCATCGGCAAAGAATAAATGTTAAATTTCTTTTTCGTTAATAAACTATTATATTCCACAATAAGTTCATAATGTTTACGATCTTTTTCTAATTTATATTTATAATTATCGATTTCCTCGTTTTTTCCGGATTTTCTATATAAATATTTCATATAGTCACCTAAATTCGAATACGATTGTTTTATTTGAGAAACCGCTTTTTTCCTAATATCACTGTCGTCATTTATAAGTCCGGATACACCGCCACCAGAATGCTTTTTTTTCAGGCTTGCGGTTGCAGTTCTTGATTTCGATGCAGATTTAGTAGTCATTGATACTTGTCTAGAATGTGATTTTGATTTTGATTTTGATTTTGATTTTGATTCATCAATTATTCCGGCTTCTTCTCCTGAAACTTCATCAAATCCACGCTGAAATTGTATTTTATCACAATCATATCCCTTTAATGGGTAATGTTTATTTAGTAATACTAGGCGTTTTTGCACCTTTTCCCATCGCGAAACATCGCCGTCTGGGCGAGATAATTCTAGATACATTGCCATTCTAAGAAAATTAGGTGGTGCATACCGAATATTGTTTTTTATAACGGATTCTTTCGAGATAGACTTGAATAATTCGGGTTCCATTTGAGTAATATCTGCGATTCCAGTAAAATTCACAAAAACCTTATAAGTACCAAAATGAACACCGGCTTTTGCTTCAACATCTTCATATCCTGCTTTATAATAAATATCGGCCAATTCTTTTGCATGTTCAAGTGCTTTATCGGAGTAAAAATCATAATCAGGTAATTCAATATCCTTGTCATAAAATTGCGCATCTTCTGGCAGAATGTTATTGATTGCAGTCCCTCCATAACAAACTAATTTTTTATCAGCAATAAAAAGTTCAACAGTTTCTATTATTTTTTTAACCTCTGGGTCGCGCATTGTTTCCTTTCCTTTACGCGCTTCAACAACATCAACTGCTTTACGAAGAATATCTAGTTCTTTATCATCATATGTTAATGTATCTTCTTTTTCGTGTTTAAATTTATGTAAATAATGCGGTTGATGCATAGTATTGCCAAATTAATATGTAATACCTTCTTAATATAATATATTATATTATGTTTATAAAAATGTACATCGATATGGTACATTTTTATAATGTCGTTTTTATAAGGGGGGGAGTGCAATACCGCCGACAACTTGAAACGGTTTTCCTTCGAATGAAGCATTTGGATTTGGAGGAGTTGGTGGTGCAATTGTAATTTGTTCGTAACGCAATTCTTTAGGCTTCAATAAAAACGCATAACCAACAGAATCAAATGTTCCCTCGTATGCATTTAATTTTTCATCTCTTGCTGGTTCTTGAAAACACATTGCGACAATTTGACAACCCCATGTATAAGGGCCATTATGTCCTTCATTTACAGCCTTACCGGATTTTTCTGGCAAAACAAGACACATATTCTTCTTATTTGACTCTTTAAAATTGGCGGCATCGATATTTCTCACATCAAAAAATGTTTTCTTTGATAAAAACAGCGTATTAGAGCTCATATTAACAAATTGCATCATTGCAGTTTTTGTAAATATCGGATTCGTTTTATCGAGTATGATTATTATTTTACCAGAAAAATCAAGCAAATTTTCATTGCCTAAATCCTTTGAATAATATTCATTACTATATTTTGGCCCCAATAATCTACTTGCAAAACCTTTACTATTTTTAATAATATCAGCCATATTGTCATACATTGTGATATTTTGTGACATGATACGCATATGAATGATTAATGGGTCGTTGTGATTTGGGCATTTTGATGATGTAAATGCATAATTACCGATGATTTCTAATGCTTCAGTCAATGGTATGTGATTATAACTTTCCTTGTATGCGTATTCATTCTTAGAAGAAGATGCAATTACCGGTTTGTTATCAACAGAATAAACCTCAAAATCAATGAACCGACAACCACGCGATAATACATATAAAACGCCGTCAGTACTTACATCAGTATCCTTGAAATTTTGTATATTGAAACAATTATATGCGGCTTTAATATAATAATCGCGAAGTTTAAATTTACTCTGTGAGTCGTCTTTATTTAAAGATGACAACTTATTGTTTAAGGTATATGTAGTTGTTTTCGATTCTAAACCTTCTCTAACAGGAAATAGAGTATGACTATTATGATTTCCTTTAATTTCTTCTGGTTTATCGTGCGGTATATCTAGTTCTGTCGCGGCTTGGCGACGCTGATTAACAGTCATTTCATGCTCACTTGTTAAGGTAGTATAACCTTCAGTTGATGTCAACATGTTACCTAAAAACCCCAGTGTTTGCGTGGTTTCCTTATTTACATTTAGACTCTTCTTATTTTTGAGGATCAAATCATTCGCTTCTGCTAATATTTGGTCTGTTTTACTAATTATATTTTCTGTATCTTTTCGTTCTTCATTTGTTAGTCCTTCTTTTATAGATGAAAATCTAAGAGATGATTTTTGTTTTGAAGCATGAATATCGCCATAATGACCATTCATAAAATCCAATAATTTCCATATTGATAATAGTAAAATAACAATTCCTACAAAGACATACTCTTCCTTATAGTATGATATTTTCATTATATTTATATATATAATATTATTAAATTTTGTCTATCTATCTTTATATAAAGTTAATATAATAGAAGTAATATAATAGAAGTATAAGAAGTATAAATACATGGCTGGAGGACTACTAAATCTGGTTGCCACAGGAAATCAAAATGTAATATTAAATGGTAATCCTAAAAAATCATTTTTTAAAAGCACATATCTTAAGTATACAAATTTCGGTCTTCAAAAATTTAGAGTCGATTTTGATGGGCAGAAAAAGTTAAGATTAACAGAAGAATCCAAATTTACTTTTTATATGCCAAGATATGCAGAATTATTAATGGACACTTATGTGTGTGTAACACTTCCATCTATTTGGAGCCCAATTTATCCACCAGAATCGAAAAATGAAATGTGGGCGCCTTATGAGTTTCGTTGGATTGAAAATATTGGTACTCAAATGATTAAAGAAATCGTGATATCTGTCGGTGGAATGACGCTTCAAAAATACAGTGGTCATAATTTAATGGCGATTATCGAGCGCGATTTTGACAAAACCAAGCGGGATTTATATGACCAAATGACCGGAAATGTCCCAGAATTATTTAATCCAGGTTGTTCTGGTGCGAGGTTAAATCAATATCCAAACGCATATCGAACAGATAGTATATCTGGTGCGGAACCGTCGATTCGCGGTCGTAAAATATATATTCCTATTAATGCATGGTTTACATTATCTTCCAAAATGGCATTTCCGTTAGTTAGTCTGCAATATAATCAATTGCAAATTGATGTTACATTACGACCGGTAAGGGAAATGTTTACAATCCGCGATGTTAGTGATCCTACTAACTATTGGCCAATCGTTCAACCTGATTTTTCAAATCCTAAGCATCAAATGTGGCGATTTTTGTATCCGCCACCGAGCATTGATTTAAAATTGGATTCATATACTAGTATTCGAACGGATTGGAATGCCGATGTTCATTTAATATCGACATACTGCTTTCTATCTGATGACGAATCTAAAATATTCGCGGCAAACCAACAAAAATACTTAATAAAATCTTATTATGATTGGACATTTAATGATGTAACTGGTAATAAAAAGGTTAAAATAGAGAATTCGATGGGTATGGTCTCTTCGTGGTCAATGTTTTTCCAGAGAAGTGATGTCAATATGCGAAATGAATGGAGTAATTATTCGAATTGGCCTTATAGTTATTTACCTTATGATATTATTTCTGCACCAATTGATGATAAATGGAAGTGTAGTACCGCTATAACTCCGCCTAGTTATGAAAATATTTCAAGTTCTGGTGATCTGAACGCCGATTTAAATTGGACAAATTCTTACCCACACGACCATTACTTTTTTGATAAATATGGCAAAAATGACGGAATTGGACCAGGAATTAATCCTATTGATTCTCGTTTAACCGGTTTGCATATTACTGGCGATTTTCAAATTGAGAATGAGCGCGATATTTTACAGACAATGGGTATTTCTTTGAATGGCAAATACCGCGAGAATATATTAGACGCTGGTATTTATAATTATGTTGAAAAATATACAAGAACAAAAGGAAATGCAAAACCAGGCATTTATTGTTACAATTTCTGCCTGAATACAGACCCATTTGATACGCAACCTAGCGGGGCAATTAATATGAGTAAATTCAATCAAATTGAATTGGAAATGACGACTATATACCCGCCTTTAGACCAAAATGCGGCAATAAGAACGATTTGTGACCCTAATACTGGAGAAATAATTGGCTTAAACAAGCCGAATATAAATATATATCATTACACATACAATTTACATATATTAGAAGAACGGTATAATGTACTTACTTTTGTATCAGGTAATTGCGGATTAATGTATGCTAGATAGAATAAATATATCACGCATCTTGTAAGCTGGAGTGGGTGGAGTAGGTTGTCGATTATATATGATGTATACACGAAAATAAAATATTCATTTTATATAACGAATATTTTATTGTTAAAATAGAGAGTAATATGATTTTTGGAGACAATGAAGATAATGAAGACAATGAAGACAATCAGGACAATGAAGACAATCAGGACAATGAGGACAATCAGGACAATGAGGACAATGAGGAAAATACAGAAGAAGATTCAAATGACGCAACTGGTTTTAGCAAAAAAGACAAGAATGCCTATGATGATGTAGAAGATGAAGGCGACGAGTATGCTGACTGGGGTGGTGGAAATGGTAGTTTTCAAAATAGACTTAAGAATTTCTTGGTTGATGTAATTGAAAGCGCAATTTTCATTATTATATTAGCAATTCTAGCAGTAAATGTTTTATTTTTTACCGATGAAAAGAGTAATCGGGAAACTGGTGTTAATTTAGATGACCTATTTCCAACAGTCCGGGCAAATTGGCCATATTGTTATACAGAACAGCATTCGGAATGTCCACCTGATGAAGAATTATCCGCGAATCACCCATGCAAGAAACAATTTGGTGATATTTTAAATAAACCCAACACCGACAGTTATTTTAAACCATTTTTTATAAATAGTGCCATATTTCTTGAAAGAATGATATTTAAGTTATTCTGTTTGACAAAAGAACAAGATAATTATGTAAAAGAAACAATTAAAGAATCTGATTCGGAAGTACATATTTTAAACTGGACATTTATTACTGCGAGGTTTAAGCAGTGGTTAAATAATTCAATTATTTTTCATTTTATAAGTAGTCGTAATATACTTAAATATGTGTTTAATGGGATAAAGGAAACTGAAAAAGGTCTTATACCGCCAGAATTAAGCGATGTATTGTCGCCGTTTATGATTATAATTGCGATATTTGTCTTGTTCTTAATTTCGTTGTATTTTATGTCTGGAATTCCATTTTTATTGGTTATCATTGGCATGTGCATAAATGATAATGATGATCCAAAATCCGAAAAAACTATAATTGGTGGAATATTATGGACATTCATAACATGTGGTGGTTTTGGGATAATACCATTTTTAATTTATGTGATTCAATTTATCCAGTTTATAGGCACTTTTATTATTTATCCTTTACTTCATAAAGAGAAATATTGGGGGCTATTTTCAAAATATATTCCGATTATATTTTTCTGTATAAATATAATGATTATTGGAAGTTCATATAAATATTTTGATGTGAATATGGCATCATGGTTTATTGTAACATTATTTATGATATATATTGTAACTTATCGTTCTGGTATATTTAATCTTAAAGATGGAATTATACAATGGAGGTCTAGAGTAGAGAGAGAGTCGAAGCTTTCAATCAACGGTAACTAAATAGTACATATAATTTGATATTACACCCAAAAGTAACATAAAACAGTTTTATAATAGAATATATTAAAAAACATATTATATTCAATAATGCCGAAAGGTAAAATCATTAATAAAGCACCTGCAAAATCTACACCGGAATATTTTAAACAATATCCATTTGTTAGTGTATGTACACCCACCTTTAATCGTCGGCCGTTTATTAATGCGATGATTAGTTGTTTTAACAATCAAGATTATCCGCACGATCGTATGGAGTGGATTATCATAGATGACGGAACTGATCCGGTTGAAGATTTGGTTGCATCTCATCCCCGAGTAAAATATTTTAAATATGATACTAAGATGACACTAGGAAAAAAGCGTAATCTTCTTCATGAGAAGTCAAGAGGTGAGATTTTGGTATATATGGACGATGATGATTATTATCCAGCGGAGAGAGTATCACACGCGGTTCATATGCTTGTAACGCACCCTGAAGCATTATGCGCTGGTTCAAGTGAAATTTATATTTACTTTAAGCACATTAACCAAATGAAGAAGTTTGGGCCTTATGGTCCGAATCATGCTACTGCAGGAACATTTGCATTTAAGCGTAAGTTGTTGAAAAATAATCGTTATAATGATGACGCGTGTTTGGCTGAAGAGCGCGCATTTTTGAAGGATTATACGGTACCATTTGTGCAATTAAATCCCATGAAGGTTATTTTAGTTTTTTCACACGAGCATAATACATTTGATAAGAGAAAATTACTTGTAGATGCTAATCCGCAAGTAGTTCGAGATACGCCAAAGAAGGTTATGGATTTTATTAAAGATCCGGTGTTGCGCAAGTTTTATATGGTAGATATTGCAAATTTATTGACGGATTATTTACCTGGACGACCTGAAATGAAACCGGATGTAATTGCTCAAACGATTCAACTTGAAAAAGACAGAGCGAAAATGGCGGCCGAAATGCAGGCGGAACATGAGAGGCAAATGAGAGAAACGAATAATGGCGGCGGCGGAGGAGGAGGTGCAGGAGGTGCAGGAGGTGCAGGAGGTGCAGAAAATGGACAAATTCTTCTTCAACAACCTGGTCAACCACCTGTTGCATTGACGAATCAACAAGTCGTTGAGATTATCCAACAGCAACAGCGTGAGGGACAAACTCTTCAAAATCAGATTAAACATCTTACAGAGGAGGTCGACCGATTGCAAGAAGAGTTAAATAAGAGTCGTGAAGATAAGATTCGTGAAGACAACGAAATTAAAATTGTAGAGATAATTGATGATAAATTAGTAAAAGCACAAGCACCAACATCAGAAGTTAATACGAATAATGGTGAAGCATGTCCACCTAATTTAATGAAGAGATATGAGTCATTATTGGAAGAAAATCGTGAAATGCGGCGACAATTACTTGAGTTACGCGCAGAGAAAGAAATTGTTATGATGTGAGATTTTGTGATAGCACGCATTGATTGTTTATTTACATTTAAAATGATGTAAATAAATTAAATAAATTAAATAATTACTCTTTTGTTATTTCCACATTAGTGATATTTAATATTAAAACATTTGATTTCGTTTTGTGAATAACAAATTCGTTATTTTTGCTAGCGACAGTAAAATTTTCACGAATAAGACTAAGAACACTAGATACATCAAGTTCATCGTCCTTTGTTTTAAACTCCGAATTAACTGGTTCATTCTCCTCTTTTTGTTTTCGCATAGATCTTCCTCCTCTCTTACCGGTGCTAACTTCATTGTCGTCAGTTCCATCATTGATAGTTACCCTCTTTTTCTTCGATGACGACTTGGGCGGAATGTATTCCCATACACCAGTAGCATCAATACATTTATTATTCGCGTCATATAATATAGATTTAGTATCAAACACTAATAACGAACCAGGTTGATGTCCATAAGGCTCTAGGTCAAACTCAGTATTTTCGTCAAGTATATCCATAAAATCATTGTTTTTAATATAGCTTCGAATATATCCGGCTATTTCTGGGGTTATTTTAACAGGGATACGCTGCAGCTCTCCTTCACTATCACTTCCACTACCGGATTCACTTTCAGAACCTGATCCACTTCTACTTCCAGATTCACTTTCACTTTCTGAGCCTGATTGAGAGTTGTGGTCAGAGCCAGATTCATAATCGTCTTCATTCTCTATATTCTTATTCGATTTTCCGCGCTTTTTTTGCGGTGTTTTCGCAGGATATAAGGTGAAACATTCTACAGATGTGTCCAAACCAATTCTATATTTAGAATCATAAGAAATTGATGCGCCCATGATATAAATTTGTATATTCTTTATATCTTTTTACATGATATTAAACGCGTAGAGTTAGAACATCAATCCTCAATATCGCTAAAGTCGTCATTGCATCCATTTTCATTTCGTTTGGTTTCTGTTTCATTCGTTAAATATTTGTCTAAATATCGGTATATGCGATTAATATCTAATTTTGAAATTTCGTATGTTTCCAATAATCGAGGTATTTCTTCTTCCGTATATTGAGTTCGTAGGGTTAAAAAGAATGCAAACATATCTTTTTGGTCCATTGATAATTGGATACATAGATTTTGTATAAAAAGAGAATTATTATATTCAGTGCTATACTTTGTCAGCACTTTGGTAAACCTAACTTCCGTTGGGTTAAACTTCGGTTTTTTTGCAAATGCTTGATGATACAAATAATGGTTATAGAATGTTTTTATCAGCGAGCATAACTCATTGAAAAGCCAGATTTGCTTTTGAAATGTGATACGATCAAAATAATCGGCTAAACAAATATTATCTAATAGAATTTGATAAAATGGAATCGACACTTCGATTGGCATTTTTTCAAGTACATCAATTATGTTTTCATGCCATAATAGCCCAATTATTGTTCGGTCAGTTTCATTGATTAGATTATTATGTTCGCTGATTGGAAATGATGTATTGATTAATTTTTGTGTAATCTTTTTACTGTCTTCATTATAGGTCTTCGGTTGAAAAATCGCTTGAAGAATATTTGTTTTCAACATCGCAGTCTGTTTTTGGTTCATTTCAATAATAGCATTCAGTTTTCGCAAATTTCCTTGAATAAACATGATTACATTTTTACGGAGTAATGGCTCTATCAGTGGCATGGACACATCAATAAGCTGGCTTAACTGCGGTATTGTCGGCGTTTTTAATTCATAAACATGACATACCTTCATCAACTCTTTTATTTTTTTGTCGATATGATAATTACCAATACATATAATCGGGTTCATTGTTATTTCTTCTTGCTTTTGTTTTTTTGTTTTTTTAGGGCGTATCAACTTAATCAGCGATGTGATACCGCCTTTATCACCATTATTCATGCCATCTAATTCGTCCATTACGATAACAATTTTCTGGATTTTTTTCTGGAAAACCGACATAATATTTTTATCCGAAATATTATGCTGTGTAATCGAATCTATTATTGATTTATTTCGTATATCACCTGCATCATATTTTATAATGTCGTAATTTAAATCCTTTAGTAGACGATTTACAAATTCGGTTTTTCCTGTGCCTGGCGCTCCATAAATATATACACCTCTTTTGAAGGTTAAATCCTTTTTATTTTGTTGAAATGAATGAAGAAAATCCTTGATATTATTATATATTTGCTCTCTTCCGAGTATTTTATTGAAATTGAGTTCTTGTATTTTTAGCATTGGCGTTGGGTTTTTACTGTTGGCAATTATCGTAGGCGCATTCATAGGCGTATGTATGTTGATTTTAATATATATATTTTAATGTATGGTTATTAATTATTCTTTTATTCTTTTATGTTTTAATCTTGTGTTACTTACTTATTATATTTAACATATTTAGAACGAATACAATCAAATCCTTTTTTTCTTTAGTTATATTATAACCTCGATTTATAAAATGATGCCATTCCAAGATTTGTTTACACCACTTGATAAGGACTATTGTGTCCTTTTTTACTGGATCAGTGTTGTTAATTTCATAGCCATTTTAATCGCTTGTTTTGTATTTATTGGAGCATTGGTTATGTTTGTTAAAAATAGAGCTAACTTCTTCAATGTGTTTTATGCATTTCTTATGATTTTTATGTATGGTATTATGTACTATCAGGCTAGAATTATATATTCAATGTGTGTTACGGGCAACATGAAGACCGGTAGTTATACTACAGGCGCAACTGATTCTCTTCCAGAAGTCGCCAAGGGTGCTTCTATGTCCGCTCCTGGTTCTCTTCGCATGTAATGTGATTGTTATATTATCATTCTTTTAATGAATTTCCGTTACTTCATATATATTATTTGAAATGAATAATAATATATATTTTAACATTTAACATTTTAAGTTTGAACTGCGCGTTTTATCTCCGTCCAAAATACCTTCCCATGGAATATAACCAACTCCAGCTAAACTGGCGTTTGTATACTGACTATTGGCGGAGGAAGTAATATTTGTATATTTGGCACAGTTATTATCAGTTTTGGCAAATCTCCCAGTCGTTAACCCGTATGGGTCCATACAATTGATCCCATCAGCAGTTAAAACCCATCTATCTGGGCATGTTGCAACTTCAGGAGGCCATTTTTGAGCACTTTTTGATTTCCATAATAATATTGCGACAGTCGCAACCGATATTATGAACGCAATCGCAGCTAATAAAAGCACCATTTTTTGTATGTTTAAACTAAAAAAGTTGCTAAACCAACTACTTGAACCATTACCCGAACTAACACCATTACCACTGCTGCTTTTGCTACTTCCGAATGCAGAAGAACCTGTATTTTTGGTTTCAGAAAACAAATCCATTATATACTACTTCTATAGTAATTAAATAGATAATATTATAGATAATATTATATATAATTATTATAAATGAACCGTTTTGAATATCGCCAGTTTTCAGAAGATACATTTATAGGACAACCAAAAAATGGTCGTCTTGATATCGTAACTCCGCCAATTCAAGACCAGTTCGCCCTTTACGACAAAAATCCAGTCCATCAATGTGTTACCTACCGCGATGCTCTAAATGGCATTTGGGAAAATACCCCTTTATCTAACGCATATTTTAGCAAAGAAAATATGCAAATTATCCAAAATGGAATTCGCGCTGGTGTATATCAACGCTCTAATGGCAAATTTGTAATCGGCGAACAAGATTGCGATACACTGCGAATCATCATGCGCACCATTTTTCTTCAAAATGCCGCAAATGCACCCACAAGTATTCGTGAACAAATTATTGAATTGAACAATTTAGTATTCGAATATTGTGTTCCTCGTATTCATGGAGAAGCAGAAGGTTATATTCAGTATAAGCGTGATGTGAGTAATATGTATACTCCGATGGCGCGTCCTCGTTTTTCGGATTATAAACATAAGACTTTAGAGCTAAAGACTTGGTTTTAGTTATATAGTTCGCTGCTTGTTTTTACATCAAAAAAAAGAATAATATCATTCATTATTCTTTTTATTCTTTTATTCTTTAGGGTTTCATATTATCATACATCATCATTGTTTTTTTACAAGTTTCTTTTTTGTTGCCGCTGCTGATCCTCCTCCGGCACTCGCATCTTTTGTCGTTGTCATTGTCGTGATATCTAACCATTTACGATACTCCTTCTCCAATTCATCTAAATCTTGCGTCCAAAGCGCTTCAACTGATGTTTCGGTAAGTTTTCCATGTTCGGCGCTTTTCGAATCCCTTTCCGCCAACAGCCTTGTCACATTTTCATCGGTTACACTATCCATCGGCATCTTTAGCAAATAACGGTATTCGTCATCTCCATGTATATGTTCGTAGCCACGCTTCACCAGAATCTCATGAATAACCTCCTTTGTCTTGCGACGCATGTCAATCTTATCGTCAAGAACCTCCTGGATATATTTCGCGCGATTTGAAAGAACCTTTAATTCATTTCCCAATTGCGCTAAAATCGCCGACTTGCGCTTGGAATACATCGACAACCTCTCGGCATAATACTCTTCGATGATATCGTAGATATTGGCATACTTCTTCAGTTTTTCATGCGCATCAAACAGATTCATATTGCTAGTAGACTGTGTCGTATATAATGCGAGTAACTTCTCTAACTTATTGCATCCATTATCTAACGCCGCTTCGTGCATGTCCTTTACCGTATTTGGGTATGACGGATGGAATGTAACAACAATATCGACAATTGTATCCGTTGACATATCTAGATATTCTTTAAGAACTGGACATGATGCCGCTGTCGCCGCTGAACCGCCGCCACCACCACCACTTGCTGATGCTGATGGCGTAGGCGCATCCATCAATCCTTCCAAAAACTGCTTGTAATCGTCTGTACATGAACCAATCGGCAATTCAGTAATACGAACTTTACGGTCACCGATAATTTCGTAGCAACCCTTAATAAGATACTTTGCTGCTGCTGGCGCTTCTGTAATACACTTAACTGTGCCTTTAAATCCCTTGAAATAGGGTTCTATAGATGGACGGTCTCCAGCCTTCAACATTGCGCGGATATAGCGAATGATTTGTAATGGATTATGTTGCATCACTTCTGTGCTAAATCCCGTTCCAATTCCCTTCGTTCCATTCACCAAAATCATTGGAATAATTGGTCCATAATATATCGGCTCTACTATTTGTCCGTCGTCATTCAAGTATGTCAATATCGCATCGTCTTCTTGACGAAAGATAAGTCGCGTAAGCTTGTTTAGCTGGGTAAAGATATATCGTTCACTGGCTGAATCTCGGCCAGATTGAAGTCTCGTTCCAAACTGACCATTGGGCTCAAATAAGTTGATATTGTTACTTCCAACGAAGTTCTGCGCCATTCCAACAATCGCTGCATTCAAACTCGCCTCTCCGTGATGGTAACCAGATTGCTCGGATACATATCCGCTAAATTGTGCAACCTTGATTTCTGTTTTTAATCCGCCTTTCTTGAAAGCTGCATACAATATCTTACGCAACGAAATTTTGTGTCCGTCCATCAAATTCGGGATTGAACGCTCATTGTCGTATATCGAGAAGTGAATAAGGCTGCGGTCGACGAACTCCTCATATGGGATAGACGGCTTTGATGTATCCAGGTACGCTTCGCGTGAATAGCTCGACAGCCATTCTTTGCGGTCATCTGCGCGCTTTTTGTTAAAAGCCATGTCTAGTCGGTCATCACTTCCGGCGCCTGTATGCACAAAGCTCACCATTTTTTTGTGTTCAAAATACTCCTTGAACTCTTTTCCAGTGCTAGTACCTAAACCTTTGTAATATTTCGTGGTCCAACCACTCGGTATTTCTGAATTGGGAAACTGCTTCTTCCAATGCTCAAATTCGCCGTCGTTGTAAAACAACACTTCTTGTTGCCCGCGTCTCGCCTTCAAAATCGGCGTATTCATAAACCCGATAAAACCCTGTATTTTTGTAAGTGACGGCCACTCATTTTGAAACAAGTTAATGCCAAGACCTTGAATATGCGCTCCGTCCAAATCCTGGTCCGTCATGAACAACACCTTTCCATATCTAAGCTTGGTCGCGATATCCGCTTGCGTATAAGTCTTTCCAGTCTCAAGACCCAGAATTTGCTTGATTTCGGCGATTTCACGATTCTCGGCAATTCGCTTTGTCGTCTCTCCGTGAACATTGAACAATTTGCCCTTCATCGGATAAACGCCAATGAAATTTCTGTCTTCCTTACTCAAACC